GCGCCACAGCAAGATACGTCCCCGTTGGATCAAAAGCACAACCCCGACCACTGTTAGCGGGCAAAACATCTGGATTGGCTAGCTTGGTAAATGTATCACCGTCACGCTTATAGATCGTGATGCGAGGACTACTGTCATGCGCCACAGCAAGATACGTCCCCGTTGGATCAAAAGCACAACCATAACCAATGACAGCGGGCAAAACATCTGGGTTGGCTAGCTTGGTTGGATCAAAATCGATTTTCACAACAACCGGAGACCCTTTTGTGATGTTCTCGCCGTACACCACAGCAACAACATCTTGCCCAGATATAACTAGTTCGCCAAACAGTTCAAACCCACCCCGAACCGGTTCCGCCGAAAAACTTTCCCTGGGACGTATCGAATATGATACGTCCAGCTTCCGGCGTCTCCGATTCGGAGGAACTGACCACCTCCACTTTCAATTGAGTGTTTGTTTCCGTTCTAATTACATCTGATGTTTTGTGTATCGTATCATCCGCCTTATGCTCCTCTAACTCCTGTTTAATCTCGCTCACATCTTCCCCAGTCAACTGAAGGTACTCGTATTGGCCTTTTACCTGGTTATACCTTAAGATAGTCGCCAAGGGATTCACGCTCCCTTCTGAAGTGTCGCGCAAAATGATCCAACTATGACATGTTCGGGTATTCAAATCCTGTAATCTGCTGATATTCTTCCTCCGTGATCACTTTTCCAACAACGTTCCATACCCTCTGAATATCCCATAAACCTGTTTCGTAGTAAAACTTCACTTTCTCAAACCAATTCATACGTCTACCCCCGTCATAATAGCGAGGTAATCAATATCGGCTCTTAAACGAAGGTTATCCGTCAACTCCTGCAACTGTTTCTTTTGTTCATAGGCTTCACGGCCAGCGTTGAACACTTCAAGGGCTTCATCGTAGGAGTCAAACTCAAGCCCTTCAAACCATTCATTTCCTGCCTGGGCGATGGATTCGGTAGAGAATGGTATGCCTCTTTCGGTAAGTTTTTGTTCTATTTCGTTCTTGTGTTCTTCCGAGACACACCGTTCTTCCATTTCAATCGTTTCTTCACCTTGAGTCTCCTGCCATTTCACGATATAACGGATCAGTTCAACCCTTTTCCCTAACATACGAAACATCATATCACCTCGCTTAATTATATTTGTTGTTTACGCTTGTGTTCCCTGGGCCGCCATCGATGGCGACATCTTTGCCCATGCAGTTATTGGAAGAAATGAGGTTATAGCTGTTGCCAGAACCTGATAAATGTATTGTATACTGACTTGAAGTATAATCAGAGGGTTGCCCTGTTCCACGTATGCAAGTATTACCTGTAATAGTGTGGTTGTTGCTGGAAAATAGAGTAATACCTTCGCTGTTGTTATTGCAAGTATTACCTGTAATGGTGTTGTTGTTGCTGTCAATTAAGTAAATGCCATAGCCGTTCTTGTTGCAAATATTGCCTGTTATTGTGCTGTTGTCGCTGGCATATAGGTAAATACCGAAGCTGATGTTATTGCAAGTATTACCTGTTACTGTGTTGTTGTCGCTGGAAGATAGAGTAATGCCGGTATCGTTGTTGTTACAAGTGTTGCCTGTTATGGTGTTGTTGTCGCTGTTCGCTAGGTAAATGCCGCTGGCGTTGTCGTTGTCGTTGAAAGTATTACCTGTAATGGTGTTATTGTCGCTGAGATATAGGTAAATACCGAAGTTGTTGTAGTTGCAAGTATTGCCTGTAATGGTGTTGTTATGGCTATCAGTTAGGTAAATGCCGCGACTGTTGTTGTTGAAAGTATTACCCGTAATGGTGTTATTGTCGCTGGAAAATAGGTAAATGCCGCAATTGTTTGTCGAAGTATAAGCTGACCTATTTCCATCGATTTGTAAGTTTTCTATCTTACAGTTACTAACGCTATTAAGGGTAATGACACCTTCGTTAGAACCACTATTCCACATTCGCTTTAATACCGTTGCAGAACCGTTGCCGCGAATGGTCACGCTATTTTTATTAACGTCGATTCTTGCACCAATGTTATAAGTGCCATCAAGAATAACGATTTCTCCACCAGAAGCAGGAAGGGCTTGGATGGCCGCATTGATTTCCTCTTGGTCATCTACGCCGTCGCATAAGTAATCTACGTCATTTTCTGTCCAACCTGCTGTAGATGTGCCTATGACAAACCTAGCAACTTTTTTACCACCGCTCGCTTGTGCATGGAGAGTACCATCCGGATCAATAGCAAGATTTTGTCCGACCTTTACATGCCCCAATTGTGTTGATGTCGCAATTTCCGCCTTATGCGCAGCAATTTCCTGTTGTAACTGGGCGAATACGGTTCCCTGATAAACGTCATCTGAAGTGTTGATCCAGAGATCTCCGTCTTGGGGATTATCTGGAGGAGTATCCTGTTGGAAAACTCTGGGGTGAATCACGGGGTTTCCCGTATGATCGCTAAGAGTTGTATTCAGTTCCTGGATATTTTGACGGAAAGATGCATGATCGTATTCCGTAAACATCCGAGACACTTTCGTCCCAGCGGGCCAAGCCTTGGCTGTTCCTTGAAAACCACGAGTCACGTCAGAAAGAATGTTTCCGGTTTTCTGCTCGTAGAGAATAGTTTCAGCATCTTCACCAGTGCCGATAGTAGCAATATTAGGAGCGTTTGGAAGTTTGGACCCGTCAACTACTTCAATCGTTGTAGCATCGGCATCAATCTCATCAGCCAGCTCTGTAACAGGGCTGTTTACTATCCCATGGTACATGGGCTGCATAACGTCTCACTCCTGTTAATCAAGCGTTAAGATTAACCCGCCTACCGTAAAGCGCAACTGGTCGTCTGTCAGAATTTCTCTGGGAGTGGCTAAAGCACCGTAATACAATAAGTTGCCTCCTGTTTCGGCATCACGCACTCCCACATGGGAGACCGTACCCCAGTCCGAAGTGGCGACATCAAACACGATTTCAGTATCATTGGAAATCTCCACGCGACCGTTATTTACTACTGGGGCCGTAAATGTGACGGCTTTCCGGGCATAGCCACCGCCGTTCACTTCTGTCCCAATATCCTCATCTGTCGGATCACTAGTGTACAGCGCCAAATACACAGTATCTGGGGAAGTAAAAGGAGTGTTGCGGAACACCGCGTTTAGCAACGCAGTTGCTAAATACGTGGACATAGCCATAAAAACCGACCTCCTTTAGAATGGTGCCCCTTCAACTACATAGGCAATGCTGGATCGGGAAAAAGAAACTGGAGGAGCGTACAAATAAGTTCCGGCTTGGGTGGAAGGTTCAATCTGTTCCACTTTACGTCTAATCCGTGCAGCAGCGTCGTTCAGGTTGTCTGTCACAGACTCTAAATAATTAGCACGGTCATTAAGCTCCTGTCTTGTATCACTAATCTCTAACCGAGCATCCGCCAAATCCCGTTCGGCCTGTTCAATACGTTGCCGCGCTTTTTCTAATTCTTCATTTGCTTCATCTATGCGTCGCTGCGCTTCCATTAAACGCTCTAGAGCTTCCCGTTTAGAGATCGGAGCACCGCCTAGACGGTCCAAAATATCTTTGGAGTCCTCTCCACGGCGAAGACGGGGTTCAATATCCCGGCGCAGCATCTGGATTTCCGTGTGCAGCTTTCTAAAATTGTTGTCAATAACAGAAGCCGGGCTTTGTTCCGTAACCTTCGTAATATGAGTCGGGCTTCCAGTACCTGCCACTTTGGATCCTCCTCCCTATGAGAAGGCTCCTGTATAAATGGCAAACCAGTAAACCACCAGGCTACTGATAGTTCCAGTAAAAGTATGTCGGAAGTAAATGACAAAAGAGGACCCTGACATATTGGCTGGAGTAGCAAAAATATTATTTGGGTTTGTCCCCCTAGGCGTTAGAACCACAATAGGCTCACCTGGGAAAGCAGTAGGAAATGTCACTTCCCTTGATACGGTCTCGTTGGGAGGAACGTTGTTAAACGTCACCGAACCGGCTTTAAATCGCCTAGTAAAATTATTGAGCATTGTGGTCCCGCCGTTTAAATCCGTCACCGTAATGTCGGCTCCAGAAATAGAGGAAAGGTTATCAGCCCCTAGGTTGCCGTTGACCACATTAACGATGGCATTAAAATTGGCCATCACTTGGGTGGCATCAGCAACGGTTCCGTTAGTCAGTTGATGGGGAAGGGTAATCTGTGCCATGCTATCTGGCTCCTTTCTGAACATACTCTAAACGTAAATACTCAAATCGAAACCCGTGATTGGGCTGATCATTCCGCAAAACAATTTGGAGCGTTTTGCCGGAGATAACGTTATATTGGCTGAGATAAATTTTACTGTAGACAAGACCTACATCCTCGACCAGATCACCTTCTCGTTTATCTCCCCAGTTGAAGTCGCCCCAGACGGATTCTCCCCACTTGGGGGAATAGCGGATCTTCGCACCACCCCATTCAAACTCGCCCCACTTGCCGACACCCCAAGCCGTTCCGGCACTGGAGGAGGCGTAGCCCCAATACATTTCGCCCCACTTTTTCTCGCCCCAGATCTCGGTACTGCTGGCGATGTCAGCAGAAGTGTGAACCGAAGCTGTCAATACATCATCTACGTAAAAATCGATCATAAACCCATGTCCGCCGCCGCCTTGCACAGCGCCGCGTAGAAAAAGCGTCTTGAACCGTTTGCGGTTCTCTAAGGCGTCGAAACTCCATTTTACCGTTTTTAAATAAGAGTGAATGGGACGGGTATCGTCCAGGTAAGCCGTACCGTACTGGTACAGCGATCCTGTGTTGTGCGCTCCGGTAAAGAAAAGACTGTTTTCAATATAGATGTAAGCCGCCGCTGGAATCCCTACAAACTTCGTCCAAGCGCCGTAATCTGGATAATAAACTAGGGTTAAGCGCTTTTCTGGAATCGTTGTATTATCAAACGTAAACCATACGCTGTTCTTGTAGTAAGTCGTACAAGCCCGTTTCCAATGATTGTAAGTCAGTTCGGACTGAATAAAGCGTTGAATATACCGGGAAATCTGGGTGGGAAAAGATCCTCCGTCGAATTCATAAATGTCGCCTTCTTCGGAGATAAAGTAAAACCGGTTTCCAAACATTTGAATGGCTTCGGCTGAAACCGCGCCGACGCCTTCAACTTCTTTCGATACCGCGAAATTGTCTAGTGTACCGATCAGAGAATAAATGGCCTTGTTGGTGAAAATGTACATCTTCCCCTGGAGGGGAATAATGGCAGTAATGAGCTCGTTCGATAAACCGTCTACCGTCAGATAGTTAAGGGGAGGCCAGACGTTCCCATCGCCGTCTTCTGAATAGTAAATCGTCAAAGCATCGCCACGAATCCCGGCCATGACTAAACGATTGTCATATACAGCCAACAGGGAGCCGATGGGCGCCGGCACAAACGTTACTGAGCTTCCGTCATAACGGCGCAGTCGATCCCGCCCGTTGACGATGTAGCAAGCATCATGAAAGTCCGCGAAACGAACTGGGTGAGAACCCGAAAGATCGTTTGCGATTAATTTTCCTCTGTTATCACTCGTAGCTTGATACGTGTCATATAAATTCTGCCCGTAGGCTCCCAAAATATGGAGGTTCCCCTGTTTATACCACACATGAAGCCCACGGGCAGTGTTTGGGCTACTCCCGACACCGACAAAAGAGCCGGTGCGGTGGTACCCCTTGCGCTGTTGCCACAAGCCTTGAACGAGTTCCATGTTTTGAATATCTTCCAGGAAACGCTCATCAAGGCCATACGTAGCCGCCTGGGAGACAAAACCGCCCGAAAGATCGGTGATCTCCAATTGAAGCTCTTGTCTGGTTCTGTCACGCGGACCAATGCGATTAGGCATTATGCTCACTCTCCCAGCCAGGGATCTGTAAAATATCCGAGGCTGTATGCCTCAAGCGTTCCTGGATCTTATCACGGTCTGTAAAGACCGTGTTCGCCATCAGATCAGCTTTACTGATTGCACCAGCAGACAGTAACACAAGCCCTTTCTCCTCCAGTTCGACCCGTTGCCAGATCTTCTGCTTCATCGGCAAGTTCAACCACTCGGCGGCCTCTGCTGCGTTCAGAATTCCAGCGCGGACTAAATCCAAAACTGTTTGCAGATCTTTGGAGATTGGGAGCTTATGCACGGCCACCAATGCTTTGCCCAGTTCGTATTCCTGAGCATACGTCTGGGCCGCTTCGTAGTCTTCGTCTTTTTGCAAGGACCTCATGGTGGCGTAGGAAACCAAAAACCGATGATACGGTTCCGGGATCTCCGGCACGTCAGAATCTCGAATCAACTGAACAGGCTTTCGTTCGTAAAAGATCGTGATCTCTTGGAAGCCCTGCGTCTCATCTGGAGGAGGGGTGAGTGCTATATTTTGGCCGAATACATATACAGTCAACTGTTTAGAGCGATCATTCGACTGCCATAAAGGTCTGGTGCCAGCAGTGATCGGCACAATAGGCAAAGAGCTTCCCTCTGAGTCCCAGGCACCTATCAAGGAGAGGAAATCATCTGGGAGAGAGTAGAAAATAACGCCAGGACTCAGAGGGATTTGAGCCGTCTTTTCCAGACGAAAATTCATACCTAGCTCTTGATGCGCCTGATTAATCCAGCGGTTAAGCTCCTCATCGCTACGGAAGCCAGGTACGGGCTCAATAATCAAACTGCGAACATCGTCTCTGATCTCTTTCAGGTTCATCCTCAACCCTCCCGTACCTTACTTACCGACCCTTAACCGTTGGTCGGTACGATGGCTACCGTAACCTCAACCGTTTCGGTTGGGGCGTTATCAGGAGTAACCACCACTTCAAGCCCTCGCTTGACTAAGCCGAAGCCTACGGCCATACCGCCTTCACTACCTAATTCTACAGCAAAGCTCCCCAAATAGACCCTAAAATCTTCACCATAGATCCTGATGGTGGAGTAGACATCCACCTTGAAATTGACATCAGAGGGGTTGTCCACGAACACCGCTACTCCCTGACCTTGAATCTGGGAGGAAAGGTCAATGTTCGTCGTCGGCAAGCCTCCGGGCAGGGAGTAGGAATAGGTTATAGGGTCCGTAGATCCTGCCGCAAGTTCTTTTACGAAATATTTCACCAAGCCTTGCTCGGCTGGGAAGGGCATAGTCATCACCACCTAATTCAGTAAGTAGTCATCGACCTGACCTTACACCGCACGAACGCCAATAATGCCGCGCCAGTTGGAGTAGCCGCAAGAGTAGCGCATGTAGCCGCGGTACTTGGCCTCCAGCGTATCAAAGTCGTTTTCAGACTTAAACTCTGGGCGAACCCGCCAGAAGAAATTGAGCTCGTGCACATCACTGTCAAGCAAGAACCAGGCATAGTCATCCGTCAGGTAG